TCAGCCCGGTGAATTGGCTGGCCTTCAGGTTCAAGGTCGACATGACGAATGGATCTGTGCCGAGGTCCGTCACGAGGTAATAGGCCAGCACGGAATCCTTCTGCCCCATGCGGTGCGCGCGGTCTTCCGCCTGGCGATGGATGGCGGGCGACCAGTCGAGCTCGGCGAACACGACGACGCGCGCCCGCTTCTGCAACCCGTCGATGCCGGTCGCGGTGCGCAGTGAAATGATGCAGAGGTTGGTGTCCCCGCGCGCGAAGGCGTTGACCGCTTCGTCCTTCTGGTTCTTGTCCTGCCGGCCGGTGATCTGGACCGGCTTAAATTCTTCCAGAGCCTCAAGCATCCCATCCGTGACCGCATGGTGGTGCATGAAACACAGCGTCGGTTCATCGGCTTCCAGAAGGCCCCGCAGGAACGCGATCACGGCCGGCAATTTCGCCATCGCCGTGGCGCGCCGGGTTTCGCGGATGGCTTCCGCTTCCATCCGAGCACGGTCGAACGGGTTTTCGATGTCAGCCGCCCCGCGCGCCAGTGCGGCGGCTTTCTCCACCAGTTCGGCAAAGATGCCGGCATCGCCTGCGATCGGCTCGATCACGCGCCGTTTGGCCGGAAGCTCGAGCTGGACCTCATCCTTGCGGCGGCGAAGCATCAGGCGGCGGTCGCGCAGGTACTCGCCCAGCACCTCCGGATCGCCGACAACGAGCTTGCCGGCGACATAGGTGCACCAGGTCCGCTCGAAGTCGGCGCGCGTGCCGAGCGAGCCCCGGCACAGCGTATTCATGACGCTGTGCATCTCGATGCCGTGATTGTAGATCGGCGTGCCCGACAGCCCCGCGACATTGTCGGCGGTCCGCGCGATCGCGGTGCAGGCATCGTGCTTGCGGGTGTTCGGATGCCGCAGTTCCTGACATTCGTCGAAGATGACCGTCTTGACACCGCGCTCGATCAGGAAGTCAGACCAGGCGTGCAGCACCAGATAGTGCACGATGTAGACGTCAGCCTTAGGCGTGGAATCAAACCGCTTGCCGCCATTGAGCGAGACGACAGACAGGCCTTCGGAGAGGTTGTCGCCGATCTCGCGCACCCGCATGAACTCGCCGATCTTCTTTTCCCAGTGCCGCTGCACATGGCTCTGCACCACGATCGCCGCGGGAAAGGCGCTGATGCGATCGAGGAAGCCGAAGGCCTGCACGGTCTTGCCGAGCCCCATGTCATCGGCCAAAAGCCCTTTCCGGACCGCGCACAGAAACGCCACGCCTTCGGACTGGAACGGCAGCAGTCGCCCGCGAAAGTATAGCCCGCCGGCGCTGTCGGCCGGGACCGAGGCTGCGATATGCCGCTCTGCGACCAGCTGCCGGTACATGCGGTCGAAGATCGTCTGCGCCGCATCGGTCAGCCGCATCGGGAAGCGATGCAACAGCAACAAGAGTTCATCGAAATTACCGAGGGTAGCCGGAAACGAGATCGCCTTGACGCCGTCTTCGCTGCCTCCCGGGCCGAACAACTTACGCGCCATAATGACAGCGTGAGAGGAGCCCCAAATCTTCCAGCGCGGCCATGCCGGCGACTTCGGGTCCTCAGGCTCGGAATAATCCAGCGTGCCGACGGCGCCGACGGTCGGCGGCCGGGTCAGCACGGTCGGCAGATTGACCGCAGGCTCATCGTCGCGCCATGCGAGGGCTTCGAGTTGCTTCAGAAAATCGTCGGCTTCCGGCATCGGGTTTGGTGTCAATGCGTTCACAGCATCCCCAACGCCTGCATATACGTCTCCAGGATCGTCTCGGCTTCCTGCCGCTCCGATGGATCCTGCTTCCTCATCTTCACGATGGTGCGCAGCGCCTTGACGTCGAAGCCGTTGCCCTTGCCCTCGGCATAGACGTCGCGGATGTCGTCGGAGATGGTCTTCTTCTCCTCCTCCAGCCGCTCGATGCGCTCGATGATGGCCTTGAGCTGGTCCTTGGCGAAACGGGTTGAGGGCTGTTCTGTCACGGCAGGTTCCGCACGCGCGAGCATGGGCGTGATCTCCATTCAAAACGATGGTTGGGAACGCAACGCGACGATACTTTTTGGACGATGATCAGGCGCGTAACCCGCAGCTGTTCATCTGTGCGCTGGCATGGTCACAAGTCCGATTGCAACACCTTCCGCGCCGCATTGAGCTTGCGGTCCATACGGTCGAAAGCTGCGCGCTCGTTCACGAGCGCCGCTTCGACCAACGGCCGCAGGAAGTCCGGGGAGACGGCGATGCGGACGTCAAGATGCTCGCCTGGATGCACCACGTTGATAAAAAATTGCGGATCAAAATCATAGTCAGAGCAGTTGAACGCAGGTGCGCTAAGCGCGTCGACCGCCTTTTCAAGCTCGCTCACCCGCTCTTTGCTCCTCCGATGAAGACTGAGCGCGTGTGCGAGCGCCTGGGATGCCGCCTGTCCTTCACTGCCCGGGTGACCGATGACAGGCGCAGCAGCTTCAGTGGCCCCTTGATTCATAATCTTCCCTTTCCATCGGTACGATCTTGTAGCCCTCGATACGCAGCGCCTCGGTGATCGCGTGCACCACCATGCTGTTCTCGGTGATCTCGCGCTTCCAGAACTGAAACATCATGGCGTAGTTCAGCCCGCAGGCGATGGCCTCGCCCGGATCGAGCAGCGGCGTGGCGCGCGGCCCGCGGAGCAGCACGGCGGCAAGCCGGTCGATCACGGGCGGCGGGCGGGAGGGCTTCACTTGCCACGCCCCTTGATCGCTTCCTGCACGGTCACGTTCCAGTCGTGCGCGAACTTGAACTGCCGCGACCATTCCGTCGACGAAAGGCGGCACTGCACGACGTGCGACCAGTCACCCTCCCCGCGTTCGACGCGAACGACCGGCAGGATCAGGACATCAGCGCTCATGCTTCGCTCGCCTCCCATCACGTCACCGTCGAGGGGGGGGGGTACATCGGCGTTCAACTGGTCGAACGCCTTCAGGTCGAACAGCGCGGGCATCGCGATCTTTTCTTCCGCCGCGCGCAGATAATGCACGCCGTCCATGAAATAGGTCGCCGACAGTTCGGTCGCCGCGCCCTTACGGCCCTTCAGCAGCGCGCGATAGGGCACGGTCATCAGCCCGCCGAAGGGATCGACCACCAGCTCGCCTTCGTTGGAATAGCGCTCGATCAGGCGGTCGACGATGTCCCACTGGAGAGGACATAAATGCATCTCCGCGCCCTTTCTCTGCTGCAGCATGTTGAGCGTGCGCATCCGGTGGATATCGGTCCAGACGTCGGGATGGTGCGAGCCCGGCGCGATCGCCATGAAGGTCGCCGGCAGGGTTCCCTTGCGTTCCAGCACTTCGCCGATCTTGACGTGCGCCTCGTGATCATAGATGCGATCGACGGACATCTTCGAGAAATGCCGCGCCATGTCGGCGCTTTCGAACTCGGCAAATTCAGCCGTCGACAACAGCCGGTTGCCGCTCGATCGCCACAACGAATGCGCATCGACCTGCCAGCGTGCGCGGGAATAGCCCTCTACATTTCGATCAGGCCGTTCCGGCTGCAAAAGCTCAGGAGGCGAACGGTCGTTCGGGTCGGGCTCTGATCCTTGGCCGCGTCCCATATCGATATAATGCGGCTCACCATCTTCATCGCGCACGATTTGGCCAGCATCGTCCCGCTCCAGGATAAATCGCCATATGAAGTCTTCTTCCGAATAACCCTTCACCTTGGTGACCGGCACATCGGCGTAAGATCGCGTCCGATCGCTCTGCGGCTTGCGCAGCAACAGGATATATTCCGGCATCCCGCAGCCCATTTTCGTGGAGTCCTTGGCGTTCTCGCTCCAGCCCAGCCGATAGGTCTGGTTGTTCTCCCGCACCACGTCGGTGACGACCGTGATCATGCCCATGTACTGAAAGCCGTGGGCGCGGTAGTGCATGATCGCCTCCGCATGGAACGGTTCGACCGTCGGCACGCCCTCGCCGGTCACGGCGCCGAACAGGATGCGGTCCTTGACATGGATGCAGGCGAGCCGGCCGGGCTTGAGCGTGCGCAGCAACTCACTGGAGAGGAAATCCATCTGCGACCAGAAATGCGCATTGTCGTCGGAATGCCCGAAATCGCGATAGCTTGCCGAATACTCGTACTGCTTGCCGAACGGGATCGAGGACACAATAAGATCAACCGAGTTCTCCGGCCAGGTCTTGAACTCGGCGACCGCGTCATTGTTGATGGCGCGCCAGAGCGGGACGCCGTCCCTGATCGTATCCGAGGCGATCTCGACCCGCTGTACGCCGATCGAACGCAACAGCGCATCGCGCAGCGGCAGGGTGTTGAGGCCGTGGCGCTTGATGATCTCGCTCATGCGTTGCCGCATCTCGATATCGAGCGCCCACTTGGTCTCCAGCGCGGCCTTGCCAGCGCGCATGTCCTCCGAATAGATGATGTCGATCTCGACCGGATGCTGCTGCCCGAAGCGCTGCAGGCGGTAGAGGCTCTGGATGAAATCATTGAACTTGTAGCCGTCGCCGGGCATGCCGACATAGACGGCCTTGTGGCAGTGATACTGGAAGTTCGAGCCGGAGCCGGAGAGAATCGGCTTGGTCCCGAAATACTTGATCCGGCCTTCCTCGAAGTCGTGCAGCAACACCTCCCGGGCATCGATGTCCATGCTGCCGGAGATGGTGACGACCGAAGGTAGCGCCGCTTCGATCGCTTCCCGTTCCGCCTCGAGGTCGTGCCAGATGATCCGATGGCTCTCGGGATCCTGCGCGATGATTTCCATCATCTTCGCCACACGCGCCGGCAGGCTGTCGCGGCGCGACTTCGCCGATTGCTGCAGCGAGGTGGCGACGTCGCGGAACATGACGCTCTGCCCGTCACGCTCCGGCTCCGCTTTGGAGTGATCGGCCGGCACCTCGTGCCACCTGATCTTCAAGGGCGGCAACTCATAGCCGTCGTCGCTGTAGCCGAGCTCGCTGGGCTTCTGCAGGAACGCGCAGAAGGAGTGTATCCACATCCAGAACTCATCAGCCTTGTGTGGGTAGAGCGTGAGATCGCCGGCTTTCTCCGAATTGCGCTGGAACCAGCGCGTTAAGGCAAGGCCCGTGTCCATCACGCCCAGGAAGCCGGAATAGTGGATCAGCTCCTTGTAGCGGTTCGGCGAGGGTGTGGCGGTCGAGACCAGCTTGAAGGTGACCTTGGAGAACAGCGGCAAAAATTCCTGAAAGGTCTTGCTGCCGTAGCTGCGCAGCACGGATGCTTCATCCAGCGACACGGCTGTGAAGAGGTTGGGATCGAGCTTGCCGTCGCGGATGGATTCATAGTTGGTGAGAAAGTGGCGAACACCCTCGGCATAGAGCGCGTGGTATTCAGCATCAGTGCGGATGAAGCGCACGTCCATCGCGAGATTCAGCGCTTCCTTGATGAAGCCGTGGCGCACGCCGAGCGGGACCACGCAGAGCGTCGGGCTCCCCGTATGTCGATGCAGCTGCCGGCACCATTCCAGCTGCATCGCCGTCTTGTGCAGGCCGAAGGACGCAAAGATCGCGGCGCAGCCGAGGCGCAGCGCCCAGACGGTCAGGTCCTTGCAGTGCGGCTTCAGGTACGGATGCAACGCGTCGCGCGCGACCTCGATGCCGCGCATCGGCGCGACCACGATCTTGTCTTCGAGGAAGTCCTGATAGTTGGGCCAGGCGAGGTCGAGGTCGTCGTCGTCGGAAATAGGTGCCGTCTCTCCGGCTGTCACGTCTCGTCCGCCGACGTTCGAGGCTTGTGACGGTAAGCAGCCGGCCGATGTGCGCAGGGCGGCGCTTAACCCAAGGCCCATGTTCCCACGGCTGGGGACCGTTTCGCCTGCGCCAATTGGCGCATGCTCGATTTCACCCGCGCCGGCAGAAAGCGAAGGAACGGCCGGCGCGGGTTCAGAGGCGGGCGCTAGGACGGCACCTTCCTCCGAAGCTGAAAGGGGCGAGCCTGCATCGCTCTGGGGGAACGTCGCAGGCTCTGATCGCGGCGCCGGGGGTACAGCGTCGGCGATGTTGGTTTCTGACGGGTCTGAAGTTTCCCCTCGGCCGTTGGGCCTGTGAGGGCCGCTTATTAGGCTGTCATCCCTTGGATCGTTCAGCCCGTCAGAACTCTTGCGCTTGCGCGATTTCGCTGCTTTCGGAATCCGGTTTCCGTCTCCCGGTATGATCGGTTGGCCGCGGCCATCGACCATCGGTCCATGCGGATGGCGTTGCCAGTGCGCCTCGATCGCAGCATCAACGCGCAGCTGATCGCCGGCTCCGAACTTGATGACATGACCGCACTTGCATGTCGCCAGCATCAGGATGGTGCCGTCCTCAATGGGATTGGTCATCGAGAAGGTGTGCTGCGCGGGAAACTGCCGACGCTTGGAATGCAGATCGAGCAGATGGTTCACGACGGGGTCGCGTGTCAGCTGCTCGGCATCGTCGCCGGCGTGCATCCAGGCGTCGGATTTTGGGGTGATTTCCTTTTCGGGCCTCAACCCGTTCGCCCATCGGATCACGCCATTGCCGAACTCTTCGGTCCAGCAAACCCCCTCGCCTTCTTTCGCGGCCATATAGAGCCGCGCCAGCATCATCATGTTGTCGACGGCGACCTCCAGCGCTTCCGCGCGCGTCTCGTACTGCTCTTCGTCGATGCCGAGCCCGGGCGGCTTTGCCAGCCAGTTGCCGTTATCGAGCTCCAGCACGATGATCTTGACGTTGGGAGAGCGATATTCGAACACCTCGCCCTGGTCGTCGCGGAAGAACTTTCCGCCTGCGCCAAGCGGCGGCGTGCCGTCGGCGGCGCGAAGCACGGGCGTATCCTTGATGGCGGCGGAGGCAGTCATGCATCCGCCTTTTCCGCTCGATAAGACGGAACGGTTTCAGCCGCGATCGCGTAGCGTTCTACCGAGCTGCAGTCGCCCGGCTTCCTGACCAGCACGATGCAGTCTCGCATCCCGCTAACGATCGCATATTCGCCGCCGCTGGCGTCGTAGCGTTCGGCAAACTTCTCCGCCGCAGTATCGGCGCTGTGCGCGAACGTCTTGTCCCAATCTTCGTCGGTTTGCCAGTCTCCCCGGCATTCCCATTCGGGCGCGCAGCGATGGCGCAGCACGGTCCCCGACAGGAATCCGAATTCGCGGCAGTTGGGGCAACGCTGGAAGTTGTCCGCTTCGCTCATTCCGCAGCCTCCAGAAACTCTGGCGCGGGCTCGACTTCATCGGGCCGGTAGTTCGCCGCAACCAGGGCAGCGGCCATCGGCGGGCAGACGCTGTTGCCGCATTTGGAGACCTGCTCGGTCTTGGAGATCGCAGAGCCGTCCGGCTTGCGGTCGATGATGTAGCTTTCCGGAAAGCCCTGCGCGCGGAACAATTCGCGCGGGGTCAGCATGCGCAAGCCGATGTCGGTGATGACGTAGGTAACGCCGTCGATGGTGACGGTGACGACGCCCATGCGGTCCTTGGTGGTGACGGAGTGCAGGGGATCGTCGACCAGCTGCCCCTCGCCGGTGCCGTAATATTTCTGAATGAACGCGGCGGTCGTCGCCGTGTGATTGCCTTCCGCCAGCACGGCCGGCGCGGGATCCTCGATCGAACGGTCGCGTCGCTTCTTGCCCTTCAGGATCGTCAGGCCGGCCGAGACGACGCCCTGCGTCGATCCCTTGCCAACGACTGTCGAGACCGGCTCGCGCGCGTCATGGCCCGGCTCGAGATAGTTGTGCTGCGCCATGAAGGCCGCGACCAGGCTCGCATGCGAGCCGGATTGCATCACAGTTGCGACCGGCGCATCGAGCGGGCGTCCCGCTTTTGGTTCCCCGGACCGCTCGCTATTGTGTTGCGCCAGATGCGCCGCAATCACCCCCAAGG